CGTCTTGCCGCATCCGGTTGGAAGGACCAGCAGGGTTTTCTTCACCCCGCTGTCCCACTGTTCAAATATGGCTTCTCTTGCCTCCTGCTGATATGGTCGTAATTCCATTTAAAATCTCCCTGGCTGGAATCCCTGTGCCTCTTTCGCATAAAGCTTGTCAATAAAGTTAAACATTTTGCTTGCATCCTTTGTTCCAGGTCTTAAACCAACTTTCGCCGTTCCGGTCTTTCCTGGGAGCTGGTTCCAGCACATCTTGAGCGGCTCGCCTTTCTTTTTCAGACCGGCTGCACAGAACAGTTCAGAAAGTTTCCATTCCAGTTTGCTGTGCAGGATATAATTCTCACGGATAGTCACTTCTCTGCCCTTATGGTTGATGCGGAAGTATACGACCGCCATGTTGCACGGCGGCAGCTTTGCACTTCCTGATGATCTGCTGCGTTCAAACTTGTCAATGACAAAATCGTAATCCCCTTCCGGGATCGGCTCAAACTCCTGTCCGTCATTCTGGATGACATCGTCCCATCCAAACTCTCTTCCTGATTCTTCACTCATTGTTATTGTCCTCCTAATTTTAATTAAATGGTATTTCTTCACTGTTTAACATTGCATCGATCGCAGCCTTTACCTGCTGCCAGCATGGCACCAGAAGGCCGTCCACAATTCCAGGGTTTACGGTATCGTATTCCCACAGTTCTGTCCCGTAAGGGACATAGCCCTTTGTTTCGCACACGCTCTTGACATTCCACTCATCCACCTGGTCTTTCATCATCAGATCTCTGAGTGCTTTCGGAATTCTTGGGTCCGGCTCTGTATAACCTTTTTCCTCAGTCTTCTGCGGCGTGGATTCCGTTGTCAGCGGCATTGTCATCTGTTCCATCGGTTCTTCCTGTTTGACAGGTTCCGGAGCCTTCACCGCCGGTTCTTCCTGCTTCTTTTCTTCTGTCACAGTTTTGACAGGTACAGGGGATGATCCTGTTTTTCCTTCTTCAATCACCTGTACAATGGATGCATAGGAAAATGGTACTTCCTCTGGAAGTCCATAACGGTTCTTGGCATCCCAGCATGCATGGTGCGAGGTATACATAACCCGCTCACCGCCCTGGGCTTTTCGCTTCTTCCCCTTGTCATCGATTGCCACAGAAAAAGTTTTGTAATTTGCAAACAGCAGCATGTCTGCCCATTCCTTAATCAGCGGGGAAGTCTGGGAACTCGTTTTCTTCCCCAGTTTCAGTTCCCATCTGTCATAGGCTCCCAGCTCATCCGGCTGCTCGAATTTTCGGATCTGTGCATGTGCCGTAAGTACCACGTTGATATTTGCCTCCACAACTTCCGAAAGCTTGTTCAGGAAACGGCCAAGCTCTTCCTTTACATACACATAACCATTTCCATAACCAAAATCTTCGATGCCGTTCTTTCGGTGCTTGTCGCAGATATGCTGGACGCACATGGCTTCTGCCCAGTCGATCGTATCAATGACCAGCGTTTTGCATACTTCCGGATGGGTTCTCACATAATCGACCTGCTGCAGGATCATCTGCCAGCTGGATGCTTTCGGCAGTCTTGCCACATCCATAGAATTTGTGCTTCCTTCGGTATCAATAAAAACGGGATCCGGGAACTGACTTGCAAATGTAGACTTTCCAATTCCTTCCGGTCCGTAGATCACGACTTTTTTTGCACACGGGATCTTACCTCTGATAATCTCCATTTAAAAAACACCTGCTTTCCATTCTTTTTTTACTTTCTGTGCCTCGGTCACCATCTCCTGACCAGTTACATATCCATCTTCAATGATGATGCTACACTCTTCTCCGGTGCTGACACGTGTGGCGATTGCCTGCAGTCCTTCTGCCTCCAGCCACATACCAAACTCTTTTAAGGTATCCATATCCATCTGCTCCAGCTTATCCAGCAGCACAAAACCACATTTCGGGTTTAATTTTCTTACAATAGCCGTGGATACTTTCAGCTGGTCAGAGCCGGACATATTGTCCCATTTCTGACCTTTGTAGACCAGTTCCCCATCTTTAACTGACAAATCCGGAAGCGGAAGGTCTGCACGTTCCAGAAGCTTCGCCTTTTCTTCACGCATGCCTTCAATCTTGCCTGTAAGGTCTGCGTACTGTCTCTGGTACTCTTTAGCATCATCTTCTGCTTTTTCCTTGTCCAGGTTAGCTCGTACCTTCCGGTTGACCTCCTCGATGTTGGCAATGTTAGCTTCCAGTTCTGCTGTAGACTGGTCTGTCAGATCTTTCGCCGTGGTCGAAGCAATATCCAGGTCTTTGACCAGCTGCAGATGCTTCTGTTTTGCTTCTCCCAGTAATTCTGCCAATCTGCTTACTTCTGCATGTGCTCTTTTCACTTCTTCCTGAAGCTGTACCGCACGTTCTCTTTTTCTCTGGTTTTCCCCATTCCTTGCAAGGATTTCCTGTTGCTGCCTGATCAGCTCCGATGGGGATACCAGGTCTTTTGGTGCATCCGTGTAATACGGCTGCTCTTTTGCATACTTCGCTTTCTGGTCTGCAATGCGTCCTACATAGAGACGTTCGTTATACAGATCCTTTTCTTCCTTTTCGATTTTTGCCAGCTTATCCCCCACGCCGATGATATTCAGCAGGGTCTGTGCTTTTTCTTTTCCGGATGCCTCCATGAATTTCGGAAGGTTCAGTGCAAGCTCCTCCACAAATTCATTCAAGAGCTGCTGACCTGCTTTCTTTCCGGACGGATCTGTTACTTTCAGTGCACTGTTTTTCCCTTTTCGCTCCACGATCAGACCGTTATCCATTACAATCTTTAAGGCTGGCGGCACTGCTGATCCAGCTCTTGCCGCTTCAGACGGGCGGTATTTTTCACCGCCCAAAGCCCATGCAATGGAATCCAGTACCGAGGTTTTCCCCTGGTTATTATTTCCACCAATCACCGTCAGGCCGTTCTGTGCAGGTTCCAATCGGACCGCTTTGATTCGCTTGACGTTTTCAATCTCTAATTTATTGATTTTCACTTGATTTACCTCCTATGTTTGCTCTATAATGAGCTTGAAATGTTATTTTTGTGTCCCGGATCGCCCGCCAAAGCACCGGGACTTTTTACTACCTCGAGTGTCGCTTTCTCAACGATCACCGATTCTTTCGTCTCTTCATTTATTGCATGCACATAGATGCTATTATGGTGCCAGATCCGGTACTTGTCCGAATCAATCCCAGCCAGTTCCAGGATGGCTCTGGCTTCCTGGTCGCGTCCTTCATTTACCCAGATCATCTGCTTTCCCCCTCCAGACGGATACATACCTTTGCCAGTTCCGCTGCAAGCTTGTATTCCTTTTCGTATCTACTGCCTCCATGTGTTTCCTCTACTTGATTGACAAATTCCTGGAGGCTTCCAGAAAAGCAGCCACATCTTACCTCTACCGTATCATCCTTAGTCCTGTAAAATGTAACGTATCCATCCCGGCTCCCGATCGGTCCTTGTACAAAGAAATGCCTCGTATTGAAAACTTCTGCGTTGCCGTAAACCCACGCATTGCCGGAAACTCTTGCATCGCCGTAAACCTTTGCATTGCCGTAAACCCACGCATTGTCGAAAACTCTTGCATCGCCGGAAACTCTTGCATCGCCGTAAACCCACGCATTTTCGGAGACTCTTGCATCGCCGTAAACCCACGCATTTCCGAAAACTCTTGCATCGCCGTAAATCCACGCATTTCCGGCGACCTGAACTTCGCCGTAAGCCCATGCATTGCCGGAAACTCTTGCTTCGCCGTAAACCCACGCATTTCCGAAAACTCTTGCATCGCCGGAGACTCTTGCATCGCCGGAAACCTTTGCATCGCCGGAAACCTTTGCATTGCCGTAAACCTTTGCATTGCCGTAAACCTTTGCATTGCCGTAAACCCACGCATCACCGAAATGTGAAAGATTTTCCTCTTTCTCGATGTATCCGCCGAACTCTCCAGTTTTGACAGACCCGAAATCACGCACTGCTCTGATCCGGTACAGTGTTTTTCCGAAAACTGTGAACGTTTCTTCTGTCAATTCGTATTTTTTCATTCTGCTTCCTCCTTCTCCGCCCACAGCATGATGCGGATCAGTACCGCACACCACACGGTAATGGCAGTTCCAACGATATCGCGTTCACAGATTACACTGTATTTTCCCAGCCACCAGAATGTCCCGACTGCGGCTGCTGTGGCTAAAATCGGGGCGAGTACAGCCGCTCCGGTTGTTTCTTCCGCTTCTTCTGTTACTTCTGTTTCTCTTCTTTTCATTGCTTGTCTCCTTTCCATACGAACCCGGTCAGCTCGTATAACTTTTTGGGACTGATGTATGTACTTCTTCGACTTGCCTGCCCTCTTTTGGTCGGCTTCGATCTGAACACCAGCCCGATATCCAGCTCGCCGGACTCCATTCGGTTGATCACTGTGCTCTGTTCCACTCCCAGAACCTTTGCGGCTACCCTTGTGGGTACCGGTTCAGGCGGGAATTCTGGCTGCTTGCACTCCCGGAGTACTTCCAGAAGCATTTTTTTAAGTTCTTCCATTTTGCCACCTCACTTTCCTATTCATTCATCGTCAAAATCACGATCCAGAACAACAACAGGATTGCTAATGGTTTCAACATTTCCTTACCCCGCTTTCTGTTCCAAATACGCCAAATCTTTCACCAATTCCAGCCGTTTTTTACAGTCTTGATAAATCTCCTTATAGTGTTTTCCCGATATGATTCCTGAATCGATAACACACAAAATGATATGTTCCATCATCGAGAGGCTATTAAGCTGCATCACCGAAGCTTCATCTCTTTTTGAAATCCCCGCCATCTTATTTGCAAGCTTTGAATAGGTCATATAAAGCTTATCTGCATGCTGACTGCCTTGCCCCTTTGCATATTCCACCAGCTTCTGAATAGTATCTGTTTCAGCTTTTCTTGTAAGCTTTCCGCTTCTTCTTGTTTCAATCCAGACCTGTGTGGATTTTTCTTTGATAATGTTCTCCATCTGGTTGAAAGCTTTTATGTACTGTAATTTCCATTCAAGGGCTTTCTTCCCAGTAAATCCCATAACTAACAACGAGAAGCCATCTCTGTTCATTAGATACATTGGATATCTTTGTTTGTTTTGTGGGTGGACGTAACTGCTTTTGATAAACATTGGGTCTCCACCATTTTGAGCACACCCCTCTCCGATTAAGTCTGAATACATTCTTTCGATTTCAGAAATAAGTTTGTCATGTCTTTTTCCAAACTTCTCGGCCACCTGCAAACTGTCGCAGACCGCTTCGTCATTTTTCATATACACAAGGTCGTTCATTTTGTCTCCTTTGGTATCTTTTAAAGTTACCTTTGTGCAAAAAAAATTGATATCGGATCTTCTATATGTAATTCATTAATCATAACTTGAATTTCGTCACTTCCAAAAACTCCTATTTTCATTTTTTCATAAAATGTTTTTGGCGTAATACCAATCATTTTTGCCACATCTGACTGCGAATATCCATTTTTTGCAATTATTCCTCGCAGTTCGTCTGTTCGTATCAACTCCTCACCTCCGTATCTTTTTAAGTTACCATTAGTTTATCACATTTTCGTAACTTGTCAAGATATTTTTTATTGCATTTGTAACTTTTTTGTGCTATTATTAAGTTACTTCATAATGAAAGAGGTGAATTTATGACCGTAGGTGATAGAATCAAAGAACTACGCCTTAAACTAGGACTGAGTCAAGTCGATTTTGCGGATAAAATAAATGTTTCGAAGCAAACATTATATAAATATGAAAATAATATCATTACAAATATTCCATCTGATAAGGTCGAAGCTGCTGCAAAATTAGGAAATATATCGCCTTCCTATTTAATGGGATGGGAAGGCGTTAATTGGGATTTGTTACAAAAGCAAAAGGAATCTCGAAAACAATTCGCATATGCACACAATATTCAATACTTTGAAAAGCGGATGCTTGATTCTTTTTCTAAATTAAATGATGCAAATAAAAAAAGAAGTATTGCTTATACTGAAAAACTTCTTTCTGTTCAGGAAATGGATGACTCTCTTACACTGGATGCCGCCAATGACAGAGGTGCTACGGCAGAGCAAAAGAAAAATGCAGATGATATTATGCATGATGATAGCGAATGGGAGTGATTTAAGTGACATATGAAGAACTGTTGAAACTCTCAGATGCTGAAAATCTGATAGTAAAAGAAAAGAACATTCCAGGATACGGCGGGCGAATATACAAAAACCGTATTGCAATCCATCAGGGAATAGACACATCCATTGAAAAAGCCTGTGTTCTTGCTGAGGAAATCGGACACTATCACACCGCTGTTGGAGATATCACCGATCAGAGCGATGTAGAGAACCGAAAGCAGGAATTAAAAGGCAGACTTTGGGCATACAACCAGCAAATCGGTCTGATCGGACTAGTAAACGCATATAAGCAAGGCTGTCATTCAAGGCACGAAGCCGCTGAATATCTTGGAGTTACCGAAGAATTTTTTCAGGATGCGATTGATCGCTACCGCTCCAAGTATGGCGTGTGTGCTGAAATAGATAATTATGTTGTATTCTTTGAGCCGTCACTGGCGGTCATGGAGAAAAGCGAAATCATAGACATAAGCCTTTGAAATATCATACAAAGGAGAACTGAGTTATGGGATTTTTGAAATCACTTTTTAATATCAAAAAAGATATTAATCCTGAGAAAAATCTACCAAGCGATAACGATACAGCACTTCCTAGGAATATCGACAAATTCCAAGCAGAACATATCAAGGTTTTAAGACGTTTGGATCGCCATCCGTTAAAAGAACCTTTTTCCGGAATAATGACTCTTGAAGTTGATATACCTAAATTTATCCCTATTCTTTTGGAACTTAAGTTGATAGAACTTTCATCCTACGAAGTTTCTCTATCACTTTTGAAAAATGATTCGCTAAAAGCAATCTTAAAAGCTGCTGGGTTAAAGGTATCTGGAAATAAAAATGAATTAATTCAACGAATTTTAAATAATATCAGTGCTGATGTTGTAAAGCAATCAGATTCATACTCTGATTATTATCTGGTGACTGAGCAAGGAAAGAAAGTAATCTCTTCCTTCTATTCGCATCAAGAATCAAATGTACAATTATATAGAAATAATATAATAGGTATGATTGAATCTGGTGATATAAGTAATGCATATAAGGTTATCTGCAAACATAACGCTGAAATGCCGATACCACCAGGACTTGGTATGGATTGGAATAAATGTTGCCAAAAAGGGATTTCTCCTTCACAGTTACAATTATACAGTCAACAACTTAATTCCTCTAATAATCGTCATGCCACTGCCGCTGCTATCTACTATGACATATCCGGAGATAGCATCCAAACCCATGTCGTGTCCAATTGTGACACAAAAAACGATGACATTGCTTTTCAAAATAAAATTTTACACGCTAAACGTGAAAAGCAATCTTACAAAGAATGTGGAGTTAAAAAATATCGTTACCTTGCGACTTTAGACTCAAGAACATGTCCTATTTGTGGTAATCTGGACGGCAAAGTGTTTGCTGTTAGCGAAATGAAAATCGGTGTCAATTGTCCACCGATGCATCCGGAATGTCGTTGCACAACTGTTGCTGCTATAGAAGGTCAGGCACTAGAAGGTAAGGAACGTCGAGCAAGAGATCCAGTAACCGGAAAGACCTATCTTGTACCAGCATCCATGAATTACCAGGAGTGGTACCAGTCTTTGAGTAAAATTGAAAATAAAAACACACAAAGGAGAAAATGAGATATGAAATGTCCAAAATGTAAAAGCGAAGATGTAAAAGTACAGATTGTTTCTGAAGAAGTTGTGAGAACCTACAAACATAGCCTTTTCTATAGATTATTGATCGGCTGGTGGCTTAAACCTATTATATGGATATGCACATTGCCATTCCGCATGATTGGAATGCTCTTACCGAGCTTCGGCAAATATTCCAACACCGAGCACAAAACCATGGCTGTGTGCCAGCATTGTGGACACACATGGAAAGTTCGATAATAGACAAATAATAAATAACAAAATCCGCCCCAGTGTTACCAGCACCGAAGCGGATCAGCGAATCTATACAGGTCTGGAGACCGGCATAATTCTTCATTGAACAAGAAAATTATACCACAATCCTCCAGCACCTGTACAGGTGTATTTTTATACTCATTTTTAAGGAGGATGATATATTATGGCAAAATACAAAAAAAGAAAAGACGGCAGGTACGCCGCATGGGTAACTACCGATGAAATAAATCCGGAAACCGGAAAAAGAGTCCGCATACAGGTATACGGTCGTAGTGTTGCAGAACTGGAACGTAAGAAAGCCGAGGTGATCGAGCAGACCAGCAAAGGCATCTATGTATCAGAAAAGAACGTGACATTCGGGGCGTATAAATGGAAGTGGCTGGAGCTGTATAAAGCCGGTCGTGAAACGAACACGATCGAAGGATATCGGAACATTCTGAAAAACCACACTGCCGCACTGGATGGTCTCAAACTATTGCAGATTAAGAAAACAGATATTCAGACCGGTTACAATGCACTGAAAGGTCACGCCGATCTGCAGCGTCGTTACTACCAGACAGTCAACCAGATCATGCGTGCTGCCATTGATGACGGCCTGCTGTTCAAGAATGTTGCGGAAAATATCGAAAAGGATCCTGCACCGAAGAAGAAAAAACGGGCACTGACAGAGCTGGAACGTATCCACCTGGAAGACTTAGAGCTGGATCCGCAGGCAAGTACACTGCTGCATATGTTGCTGTATACCGGAATGCGGCGGCAGGAGATCATCCCTCTGACACGGTTTGATATCAATTTTGCCCGAAAAAAGATCACTGTCAACAAGGCAGTTAAGTTCGTTGGAGAAACTGCCGTGCTCAAAGACACGAAAACAGACAGTGGAGAGCGTGAGATCTATCTGCTGGATCCACTGGCAGACGTCCTGAAAAAGTATCTGTCTACATTACAGAGTAATCTTCTGTTTCCCGGAACTGATGGCAGCTATCTGAAAAAGTCGCAGTATCGCAGACTGTTCGAGCGGATCAAGCGGACATTGAACACTGCCTGCGGCGGCACACATCACTACGAAAACGGTCGTATCAAGTTCGATGTAGATATGTGTCCGGGGCTGGGATCGCATACATTCCGGCATGAATATGCAACCATGCTGTATTATTCCGGTATTGATATCATGGAAGCGGTGGAAATCATGGGACACAGCAATTCGAAAATGCTGCTGGATACATACGCAGAACTGCGGAGACAGGAAGGAAAATCCATCCAGAAGCTGAACGATTTCGCAAAAAAATCATATCAAAATAATGCTTCTGACAGCACTGAAAAAGTGACTACAATCTGA